TATTACAGGTGAAGCGATCAAAGATCCAGAAAAGGTAATGCAACTAGAACTTAAATTAAGAGAACTTGAACAAGCCTCAGCATTAGGACAAATACAAGTCAATCTAGAAGAAGCAAAATCCTCAAATTTATTTGTTTCAGGATGGAGACCTTTCATTGGATGGGTAGGTGGTGTTGCTTTAGCATATAGTTTTATTGCTCAACCTATCATTATGTGGATAGCAGAATTAAATGATAAAGTAATAACAGCACCTACCCTCGATATTGGAATATTATTTAATCTCATTTTAGCGATGCTTGGTTTTGGTGGGCTTAGAACATATGAAAAATTAAAAGGTGTACATTCAAAATGAATGATTTGGTAATAATATCAATAAACATTGTACTAGGACTTATTATTTTGGAAATGGTAATTAAACGCTATAAGGATTAAATAATGGCAAGACATAAAAAATTCTCATCAATAGGAAGAAAATTAAATGCTGAAATCAATATGGGATTTACTTATAAAACAGACAAAAGAATAATAAAATCTGTAGCTTTGCATTGTACTGCAAGCCCTATAGGCAGAGGTGATGATATTTTTACGATTGATAGGTGGCATTTAGAAAAAGGGTGGTCTGGCATAGGGTATCATTACTTTGTAGACAAAGATGGAAATGTTTTCAAAGGCAGATGGGTAGATAGTATAGGAGCTCATGTTAAAGGCTCTAATAGATATACCGTTGCAATAGTCAGAGAGGGGGGTAGAGATACTAACGGTAATGATATTTATGATGCTACATCTCTACAGATTAGAGCCTTACAAAAGCTCACTAGATTGTTAATCTCTGATGAGATATATAAACTATTACCTGGTGATATTAAAGAGCATAACGAATATCCTAATCATAGTGGTAGAGGTTGTCCTATGCTGACAGAGGAACAGATGGAAGAAATAAGAGAAGGATAAAAAGTGAGAACAAAAGCTAAAAAACATATTGATAGAATTATTCTTTTAGCAGAAAACAAATTAGGCATTAGACCTGAATTGAATAATGCAGAATATGCTAGAAAATTGGGAAATAAAATATGCGATTATCATATAGAATTATTTAAAAGAAGAAAGATAAAAAATGCCAAATAAACCATGTAAATCAAAAGGGAAAAGCGGCACAAAGTGGGGAACTTCTGGAAAATGCTATACAGGAGAAGACGCAGAAGCCAAAGCAATCAAGCAAGGACAAGCGATCAAAGCAAGTCTTTATAGAAAGAAGAAATAAACGAGCCCTATCCTCGATAAACTGGCAAGGAGATACCTATGAGTGAAGAAACACAAGTAGCCTCAGAGCAAGTAGCTACTGAGACAGAAACAGTAGTAGAAAACAACGGAGAAGCAACAGAACAAACGGTCAGTTATGCTGATGGAAAGTATAATAGCATATCAGCACTAGAGACAGGATATAGCGAACTACAGAAGAGTTACTCACAGAAACTAGGAGGATTTGATGGATCACCAGAAACTTATACATTGGATGAAGGTATCGAAACCACCCCCAGACTTGAAGCATTACAAGCATGGGGAAAAGAAAACCAACTTAATAATGATGCTCTAAATTCTATAGTCCAAATGGATGTAGAAGCTACAGAGAAAGCTCAAGAAGCTTATGTAACAGAACAAAAAGAAATTCTTGGTAAAGATGCAGAAACAAGATTAACTAATCTATCTGATTGGGCTAGAGCTCAAGTAGGTGAAGAAATGATGGATACTTTCGGAGCTATGATAACCTCTGCTAAAGGTGTTGAAATGATGGAAGGTTTAATGAAACAAATGCAAGGTACAGCACCTGCACCAGCACAACAAACACAAACAGTCAGTAAAGATACTCTTAGTGAGATGAGATTTGCAATTGATAAGAACAGCGGAGAACGTAGAATGAGTATTGATCCTGCTTATAGGGCGAAGGTTGAAGCATTAGAAGCTGAAATGATGGGAGGGAGTTAATCCTCTCCTCTCCTTTTTATCTCATTGTGTATTTTTATTTCCAAATCATATAAAATATTATCAGGCATATTTTCAAGCAATTGTCTATCTACAAATTCATAATATTGTCTTGTTATCATTCCTAAATTTTTATCAAAATCATTTTCAAGATTATATTCAAGAAATTTTCCTTTTTCATCAGTTCCTATTTTTACATTCATTTTCATTTAATTTCTCCACCACTTCCACAAAATCACAACAGGAAATACTACCCAAAAAGCACTCCCCAGCACAAAGAAGAACATCACAAACATAAAAGCTAAGATTCTAAGTATATCTTCTCTAGAACTTCCATTAAAATACATTACTAATATGATACCAACAAAAAGTATGATTGCAAGTGACATCCATGTTTTGTTTAGTTTAAATGTGTATTGCATCCTCTAAAGCCTTTATTTTTTTGTCTATGTATCTTTTAAATGCTTTTGCATCTCTAATCAAGCTTTCTGTTTTTCTCTCTAAGTATAAAATTTTTCTTTCTGCTTTATGAATTATTCTTCTTTTATGTTTATTTTTAATATAAAGTTCATCAAACAACTCCATATGATTTAAGATAATCCCTGCTTCCGTATAGTCTTTAATCTTTTGTATTAGTTCTAGCATGATTATATCCATACTTCAAACTGCTTAAGTTCCCCACATACTTCACATTGGAGTACATACATAAGTCCAATACGTGATCCATCTTTTATTCTTGTTAATTCTCTTTCTTGAATAATCTTCCATTTGTGCAAATGTCCATCGCCTGTAAATAACCATTTTAATAACCTAATCATAAAAATCCTTTTCTTTCATTATATCAACAATCCAACAATAATAAAAATCAATTAAACTGATGAAGTTAATAAATTAAATTTATGTTATAATATGACAGAATATTAAAACTCCAGATACCTCGAAAGAACCTGATCTGTTTTAAGCGTTCAAATGTATTTGCATTTAGAGCCTTGAATTGGTCAAGGACACCTCCAAATGACAAGCAATCAAACCATATTAAAACAGATAAGGAGACACTATGTCACAACATCTTTCAGGTGTAGCTGCAGAGCAGTTTGACACAGAAGTAAAACACGCATATCAAGGTATGAGAACTTTGAGAGAATGTGTAAAAACACGCAACAACGTAGTCGGAGATAAATACGACTTTAGATTGATGGGAAAAGGTCAAGCAACACAAAGAACAGGTAGTTCTGCAGATGTTGTTCCAATGGGTATCGCTCACAGCGTTAAAGTAGCTACTCTACTTGATTATGAAGCACCAGAATACACAGATATTTATGATAAAGCTACAGTAAACTTTGATGAAGTTGTAGAACTTGCACAAACAATCGCAGGAGCTATGGGTAGAAGAGACGATCAATCAATCATTGATGCACTAAACACTTCAACTACTACAGTAGTAGGTGATGGTACAAAGGCACTTGATTTGGCAGCTATCACAGAAGCAGCACAATCACTTAATTCGGTAGAAGCACCAATGGAAGATAGATACTTCCTCGTTGATGAAAAAGGGCTTAATGATATTCTTAATGACTCGACTATTACATCGGCAGATTATAATTCTGTTAGAATGTTAATGAGTGGTGAAATTAATTCATTCATGGGTTTCAAATGGAAAATTATAGGTTCTGCAAGAGCAGAAGGCGGACTTCCATATGTAACAACTGTTAGAACAGGTTTTGCATTCCATAAGTCAGCAATCGGTCATGCAGTAGGTATTGATATGAATACAAGAGTTGATTGGGTTCCTCATAAAGCATCTTGGTTATCTCTCGGTATGTGGAAAGCAGGAACAGTAGCAATTGATATTGAGGGAATTATCCCTGTAGAATATCTTAAAGTAGCACCATAAGGAGTAAATGATGGCAGCATTCACTAAAGCAACATTTTCAGGAAACGTAGGAGCAGGTTCAGCCGCTCCTAGTTTATATGTATACGGTTCAATTGACACAAAAGCAGAGGTAATCGCATCGGGTTACTTCAATGACATCGCAGGCATTCTAAAAGTAGGCGATCAAATCAATGTAACATTTGATACAGATGGAACACCAGGTCTAGCACCTCTTTACGTTGCATCAAATGATGGAACAACAGTCACTACAGGTTATGCAGTCATTGTATAGTAAATATACAGTCCTTTTCGGAGGGTTGTAATATCTATTAAGGAGCAACTATGACAGGAACTACTTCAAGTATCTCACTCGCTTCAAATGCTTTACTTTTACTAGGTCATGAAACTATAGCAAGTTTTGATGAAGGAACAGCAGGAGCAACTATAGCTGCCAATCTTTATGAAAATTCCTATTTAAGTTTACTTACCAATCATAGATGGAGATTTGCTACGAAAAAAGCTCAACTTGCAAGACTTGTTGAGACTCCACTTGATGAGTATAGCTATGCTTTTCAGATACCATCAGATTGCTTATATCTAATCAAGACAACATCGAGCAATTATCAAATATATGAGAATAAACTCTATACCAATGATACAGAGATAAAAATAGATTATATCTTTAGGGTTGATGAAGGTAATCTTCCTCCATATTTTACAAAGATGCTTGAATTCTTTTTAGCTTCGCAATTCGCACTCTCTCTTACGGGAGATATGGAGAAAGGAAACTATTTTTCAAGATTTTATTTAAATGAATTAAAAAAAGCTAAATTCGCAGACTCAACGCAACACCCTCAAGAGTCATTTATAGACAATCCTTATGTGAATGTAAGGTTCTGATATGGGAATACAACATATCCAATCTAATCTAACAGGCGGAGAACTTGCACCAGAACTTCATGCCCGCATAGATATAGACAAGTATGGAACATCAGTAGCACACGCAGAGAATGTTATCATAGTTCCTCAAGGGGGACTAAGACGCAGACCTGGACTCTCCAAGATAGAAGATGGTACAGTAGGAGAGGATGCAAGACTAATTCCTTTTGTTTTTAATAAAACTCAACAATATCTTTTAGTGTTTAGAGCAGGTTTTATAGATGTGCTAAGAGATGGTGCTATTGTTAAAGCGGATATAGTATCTCCATATACGACTATCACAGAAGTTGATGAATTAGACATTATACAATCAGCAGATACAGTTATCATTACGCATGAAGATTATGCACCTAGAAAACTAGTCAGAGGTGCTACAGATGCGGATTGGACTCTCTCTGCAATAGATTTAAAGATACCTCTTTTTAACTATACTGACATTATTTACCTCTATGAAAATACAGGTGAAGAACAAATAGTAGATTTAAAAGTGGATGATGTTGTATGGAACCATGACGGCAACGCAGTAAACGGAACAGATAATAATTTCTATAAATCTAAATTGGAACGCTCATCAATAGATTTAGCGATAGAAGATTTTACCAATACTACGAATTGGACGGATTTAGCAGAGGGGAAAGAGCCTGTTTGGAGTGCAACAAGAGGTTATCCAGCAGCTTGTACTTTTCATATGAGGAGGTTATGGTTTGCAGGAAGCACAGCTAAGCCTACGAGTGTTTGGGGTTCAAGAGTAAGTGGGTCTTTTGATTTTACATGGAAAGAGGTGAGCGGTTCTATCCCAGACGATCATGCGATATTCGACACGATAGAGTCAAGCCAATATAACAAAATAACAAATATCTTTAGCGGTAGAGGACTTCAAGTCTTTACAACGGGTTCAGAATACTTTAATACAGTAGAAATAATCACTCCCTCTGACTCAGCATGGAAAGCACAAACAGGTTACGGCTCAAAAGGCATAAGACCTCTCTTTATAGATGGTGCAACCTTATTTGTGGATAGTTCAGAGAGAACTATTAGAGAATTTGTTTTTAGTTTTGATGAGGATGCTCATGTATCAAATAGTATCACTTTACTAGCATCACATCTTTTGACAGGTATTAAAGCCTTTTCAGCGATTAAAGGTACGGATATAGATGTATCTGATTTTGTTTATGTAGTCAATAATGATGGAAGCCTGGCGGTCATGAATACACTAAGAAATGAGGGCATTTTAGGATGGACTCATTGGATTACAGATGGTGAGTTCTTAGATGTATGTGTAGTGGATAAGGCGGTTTACTTTTTAATCAAGAGAGAGGGTGAATATTTTATAGAATTGCTGAATGAAGACTCTTATACCGATCATAATGTAGTTTTGACAGGAATAGAGCCAACTTGTGATAATGTAGTATATAATGATTTTAATGTAATTTATGATGGAAACAATGTAATATACACAGATTTTAGCACAGGTACACCAATAACAGAAATAGACACAGATTTTGACCCTGTTTTTGATACTATTTACTTTAAAGTAATAGCGGATCTATCTATAATGCCAGATGCTCTTCCTGAAATTACATCACCAGGCGATAATAAATTTACTATAACTAGAAACGCCTATCGTTTAGAAGTCGGATTAGACTATACTACTAAGATAACTACTCTGCCTCTAAATACAATGCTAAGAAATGGTGCTACGTTACATAGAAGAAAACGTATAGTGAAAGTAGATATTAATGTATATGAGAGTTTAGGAATATATGTTAAGAACATTTACGCGTCAGATAGAAAATTCACGGTGGCTTTAGACAAAGCACCAGAACCATTTACAGGCTTTAAAGAGTTATATCTCTTGGGATATGATAGAATAGTACAATTAGAGATAACACAAGAAAATCCATTACCTATGCTTGTAAGAGCTATAGGCTATGAAGTTGCATATTAAGGAGATAAAATGCCATTAACACCAGAACAAAGAGCTACTTATTCAGGACTAGGTTCTATCGCAGCAGGAATAGGCGGAGCTTATGTTAAATCAGTTCAATATGATATTCAAAAGATGGAAGCCAAGACAAGAGCAAAGATAGCAAAAATGCAGGGAGAAGCAGATGCACTCACTCTACAGAGACAATTTAATCAAACAATGGCATCTAATGTAGTTATGGCAGCAGCTCAAGGACGCACAGGACCAAGCGTTGTAGGAATAGCAAGAGCGGCAGAAGCACAATTTAGATGGGATGTAGATTTTACTAGACTTTCTGCACAAATTCAAGAGTCAGGCTATCAAGCACAAGCAGCACAATATGGAATAGCAGGAAGAACAGCTCTTATAGGTGGTGGGCTTGGTGCAATTACTAAAGGACTTGGTACAATAGAGCAATCACTCTATAAAATAGGAGAGAAATAATGCCAGATGGATTAAAGGGTTTTCAACCAACAGCACCAAAGATAGCTCAACCGCCTGCAATAATAGCACCTGCAGTAGCAGAAGCAGCACAACAACTTTCCACTTTATCGGGCAGATTGGAACAATTTTCACAAGCTATGTTTCAAAGACATGCCG